GATGTAGGTGCCACAGCATGCCAGTCAGAACGTCGAAAAGGGCCTTGGCCTCGGCTTGGGTCGGGGGCACGGGCGGGGGCGGAGGGTCCGGGTCGAGGGGGTCAGGCTCATAAGGTTTATACGGACGGACGCCCATCCAGGTAACGTCCACACCATCGCGCCAGCCAGTGCCAGCAATCCACCTGCCGCTATCGTCACGCTGTCCATAATACGCCTCGTCAAGTTCGTCAGCTAACTCGTTGAAAATAGGGTCGATTTGCTGCCGCACCTCGGCAAACATGATGTTCTCGAAATTTCTTACAGGCCTCATGGTCCCTCCTAGCTGAAGTTGTAGCCAATCTGGCCGTAGTAGTTCGTCCCGTCGTAGAAGAGGGAGATGATGTCAACAGAGCCCGCAGCTGTGGAGAGCGTCGGGGTGACACCTCCGGGCCACTTCACAGTCCCCGGCCAGGTGGCTGACCAGCCGCCAGCCCCGCCAATCGTAATGAAGAGAAGCAAGTTGGCCGGACCGCTTGGAGCTACAAAGGTGAAGGTGCAGGTAGCGCTCAACGTGACCTTCTGCTTATTCCCGTTCGACCAGGTAATCGTCTTCGCTGCCCCAGAGTTGCCGTTGGCATACACCTCGTCGAAGACAGCTGTCTTTCCGAAGGTCACACCATTGTCGAACTCAATACCGCTGGCAGCCGCCAAACGCAAAACAAGGGACGCTGTAATAATAGCGTCCCCGGAGTAATCCTGCTCCAGCCGAAGTTTTCTAGTCTCGCCACCGCCACCGAAAATCTGAACCGCGGAGCTGTAAGGTCCAGCCTGTGCCCAGCTTCCATCTCCGAAGAAGTTTACGTTCTGCTCATCGTCCGCTGTTTGAGTAGTGTCGTTTACCAACCATAGTCCGTTATGGTCAATCTGCAGCACAGTCTTATCGAACCAGGCCGTGGTTGCGTTCGTGGCAAAGCCGTTGGAGCCAACCCCAATTTTAACCCCCATAGGCCGGCTAGACTGGGCAGAGGCGTGCGCCCCCGAGGCGTAGCCGTAAATGCCAGCTGACAGCCATAGGTCGTCAAGGGACTGCGCGACTTGCGGGGTGCCAAAGGCGAGCATCCCAGCTGCCTCATTCGTACCGAGGTAGGTAGCACTGCCGGCGTCCTTCGCGAGGAAGACCTTCCCAGCAAAGGCAGGGGAGGCGTTCGCCGTATCCCGCCGGCCTACTACCTGTATCCACGGAGCCGCCCCGGAGGCGCTAACATCATGGACGGCAATGGCAGCACTCGAAAACGCCCCGTAGTTCTGTGTAATGAGAATCTGCTTGTTAAGCATATCTATGGAGGCGCTAGCAGTAATAGAGCTTCCCTTGAGGTTAAGCGCGAGGCTGGTATTGCCAAACTGGAGAATGTCAGAGTCGTCCACTGCCAGAACATTCCGTACCGTCTCGTCTACTTCCTCGATTGTCAAATATGTGTTGTTCGGCAGCCCAAGACCCCCATCGAAGGTAATCTTGCCAGTGGCCGTGTCAGCTGCATTGCTTCGCAGGAACGCCTCTGAGGCCCCGAGGAGCATGAACTGCGTCCCGTCATATTGCGCCGCGTAGATGCCATCTTGCAGAAGCTCCCCACCCACGAGCGCGTTTCCAGCGTCGGTAACGAGGTCCTTCGCACCCTTGGAGTTCACGTCGATACTGGTCGCAGCGGTGTTATTACTCGCCGCCTTGAAGCGGATTAGCATACCCTCTGCGTAGGCGAAAAGGGCGGGGGTCAACGTCAACGTCAGCGCGTTCGGCGTCCCTGTGGCTGTCACATAATTGAGCATCCCGACCGTGGTGGTGTTCGGAATGGTCTCCTGGATAACCGCCTTTGTGAGCCTGTGATGGTCGTCGGAAGTGCTCCTGTCGTCCGACCCGGCCGGATTATCCTTGTCGAGCTCGGAGATGTACCGTGCAGATTCAAGTCCCATATCACTCTACTCCCATGAACTCTTGTCGGTTCGCAGAATCCCGCGCGATGCTCGCGGAGATGACCGCCCTAAATGCAATCTCTCGTTGTGCGAGGAACAGCTGCGCAACCTGCTGGTCCTGAATGTAATAAGCTATCCGCGCCCCTGTAGAGGCGATAAGCAGCTCCGGGGCGTACGTCAGCCAGCTGTTGGTCACGTTGCTGGAGAGGACCGTGTCACTGGCGTAGTACAGCATCCTGACGGAGTACGCAGCATCAGGCGTGGGATAGAAGCGGAAATACTTTCCAACCAGGGCGTAACCGCGGGGCAAGCCCGTGGCGCTCTCATGCTTCCGCAGGAAGTCGATGTCATGCTTGCACAGCCCGGACCAAGTGCCATCTGTGTCCTGCACCCACAGCGCGCCGCCCTCCGGCTCCCGAAGGAAGTCGCTAGGCACCTCAAGCCGCTCCTGCCCAGCCACCGTGCTCGTGGAAGCCTGTTCGCCAAGCTCCTTCAGGAGGAACCAGGGCATATCTGTCGCGCCCCAGGTCTGCTCCAGCATGGTCTGGGAGAGCTGCATTTCCGCGATAATGCGCGTGTCCAGGTCGGTTCGATTTCCTAACCTGTCGGCAATAATGTCTACAGCCTCGTCACGCAGCATGGGTAGGCTCCTTATGGCTGAAGTACAGGTCCTGCGTGGTCATGATGAGGTGCGGAATCCCGTGCCGCGTCTCCACGTAGACGCGAACTCCGTTCAGCTCCCCAACCATTATGCGGCGATGGCTGCCCTTCCCGTCCGCCGCCACCGCGTTCCGGCTAAACACTCTCGACTCCCCATCCGGGAGAATCATCAGCGCCAGGTTTGGAAGTATAGCCGTCAGCGTTCCATCCCGGTCCTTCACTTTCTCGAAGTGCGGCTGTGTCATCGTCAATGTACCCCAGTCTGTGCATCATCTCCCAGTGGTCGCGCTCGATATACGCGGCCTGCTCCGGCTCTAGAACGTCGCTCCAGTGCGTCCTCCCGCCGTCCCTGAAGAAGGTCCTCTCAGGCGGTGCCTCCTGAAAGCCGCGTTCCTTCTCTTGCTTCTGCATACGCTCGAACTCGCACTCGGCAACCGCGCGCTCGATACGCAGCTCATCTACCACAAAGTCGAGGCGACGAAGCACACCGCGCAGGACTCCAGCTGGGTCCTCGCGCAGCCGCTCGTACCGGATGAGCGTTACCTGGAAGTCCTTCTCGTCAAGCCACGAGCGTACATGCTTACTCCACGAGGACAGGAAGTGCGTGGGGTAGCCAGCATCCACAATGCACCGCCGCGTGTCCGACAGCGCACTTGCTGCGTCCCACAGCGAAGCGTTAAAGTGGTTAGAGTAGGAGACTGCAACCGCCCGGGGGTCTCGCACGACATAGAACGCACCACTGGTCAGGGCGAGTGGAATGGTCCTGATGTCGTCAATCTGCACGTCAGCAAAGTGTGTCTTCAGAAGAAACGGCTTCTTCCAGCCCCTCGCAGCTGTGATAGTCGCAAGGGCCGCTCCCCGTATAAGCATCTGGTCGCTCAACGAGAGACCCCCCACCGGCTGTGGGGAGACCAGTTGATACGCCCAGCGCTCGGAGTCCCCCGTCACCCAGTCCATCGCGTTGAGGTTGAGGGGACTGTCGCGCAGATACGCGGAGAGCAGCGCTCGTACCCAGGTGTTTCCACTCTTTGGGTACGAGGCTAGCCAGGTGATTCCGCCTTCCCTAGATTTCGTCATAGCTGTATGTGCCGGTCTCTCCAGGGCTCAGCGTTCCCTGCGTGGCGTTCGTGGCGACCGTCATGATATGCTCCGCGACTTGCCCCTTTAGGCCGGTACCAGTGAACGTCCCGGTGCCGAGAGATAGCGCGGCCCCACTCGTGTAGGTGAAGCTGTCAGTGTAGGGGGTCGTGTTCGTCTCAGGCCCGGTAGCCTGAGCATAAGTGGCGACCGCCTTCGACTGCATCCCCACGCCAGTTCCGAAGCCGTTCGCTCCGTCAGTGTAGAACTTAAGATTGCTGATATTCGTGTCCGGAGCGACAGTGACTTTCAGCTGCGTGGAGACCTTGTAGCTAATCTCCGTCCCGGCAGTGGGAATGACCAGGGGGTTGGAAGTCGTCGTTCCGCTCGGGGTGTCAGCATTCTTGAACCGAATCGTGCCGGAGGTCTTGTTCGTCTCCGTCGGGCCTGCTCCGGTCAATTGGGTAATCTGCACAGTTGCAACCATCTTCTACACTCCTATGTCCAGACAGAATCGATTGGACCCTCTGGGGTCCAGGTTGAGTCGCTGCTTCCCTCAGGGGTCCAGGGAGAGTCCTTCTCGCCCTCAGGCCGCCAGTATCCATCTGGATACCGAAGGTGGGCGTTGAACAGCGCAGCTATTGGCATCGTCTTCTGAAGCGTCGCGCTAAACGACGCCTGGAGGTAGGAGCGCAGAATGAGGTGCGCATCGAACGTGGTGAACAGGTCACCCACCGCTGCGATGACAGCGGAGAAGGTGGTAGTGAGCGACAGCGCCTCCTTCTTGAGAGCCGCGGAGAACGTGACACTCGGCGTTACCACTTTCATTACGATGGCGTCCAGCGTAGCTGTAAGCAGGTTGTCAGACACCTGCAGAGCGCCATCGAAGGTGACACTCTGCGTGAGGCCTTCACGCTGGAGGGCTCCGCTGAAGGTGACGGTGTTGAGCACCGTACCCTGGAGGATAGCGTCAAGCGTCGCCGTGAGAGTTAAAGCCTCACGCGCGAGGACGGAATCGAACGATGCGGTGAGCAGGCCGCGACGGACCAAGAGAGCGTCAAACGTCACGAAGAGGCCGGAGAGGGAGATGACCGCATCGAATGTAGTCGTGGCTGTCAGACCCTCCTTAGCAAGCGCGCCGCTAAATGTAGTCGTGGCGCTCACCACTTTTTGCAATATAGCATTAAAGGTTACAGATTGCAAGTTGTCCAGAAGCTGAAGGGCAGCATCGAAGGTGGTGCTCTGGGTCAGGCCCTGCCGCTGGAGAAGCGCATCGAGGGTGGTCGTTACGCTAACAGCTTTCCGCAGGAGAGCGTCCAGCGTGACAGTCTCAGTCTCAATGGACTGGAGCGCTGCATCGAAAGTGAGCGTTGACGCGGTGGTCTTCGCCAGCGCCGCGTCGAACGTAAGTGTCTCCGTCTGTCCGAGGAGGGCGATAGCCGCGTCGAGCGTCGTGGTTAGGCTCTCAGTCGTCTGGACAAGAGCGTCAAAGGTCACGCTGAGATAACCACCGCGCTTGAGGACAGCATCGAACGTGACCGTCTTGAGGATGGCCTGCGCCTGGACAAGGGCATCGAACGTGGCGGTAAGCGTCTCTGTCTTCTGCAGGATAGCGTCCAGCGTAGTTGTGACGCTGAGAACTTTCTGCAGCGCGGCGAGGAACGTCGTGTCCGCTGAGATTTCCTTCTGCAGAAGGGCGTCTAGCGTGGCAGTCAACTCGACGCGGCGCTGGAGAACAGCGTCGAATGTAGTCGTGAGAAGTTGCGCCTGCTTCTGCAGGAGGGCATCGAACGTGGTGGTCTCTGTCTGCGTTGTCGCTGCCACCGTGAGGACAGCGTCGAAGGTGACAGTCGAGGATAGCGCGAGCTTCTGGAGCGCGGCGTCAAGGGCAACCGTGCGGGCCTCTGACTTGAGCAGCGTGGCGTCGAACGTAGTTGTAAGTGCTACCGCCTTCTGCAGGAGAGCGTCATACGTCGTGGTGAGCTCGGTGAGCTTCTCCAGGGCGGCATCGAACGTTACGCTCTCCGTCTCAAGCTTCTGAAGCAGGGCGTCATACGTCGCGGTGAGCTCCTCCGTCTTGAACAAGATGGCATCAAGCGTAGTCGTGAGGAGGACATTCTGCGCTAGGGCAGCATCGAACGTCGCACCCTGCGTGAGTCCAGCCTTCTGGATGGCCGCAGCGAGCGTCGTCGTGCGCAGATTCGCAAGCTTCTTCAGGGCGCCATCGAAGGTAGCTGTCTTGGTGTAGGTAGTTGAGCCGCCGCCGGTCGGCACTATGGCCACAGCCAGCAGGCCGTAAACGTCGAAATCTTGGCCGCCGGCTGTTTTCCGGCACCCGAGGCCCAGGGTCTGGGCCGAGGTCGGGATGCTGGCGGTCCAAATGTACCCGTAGGTGGCTGGTGAAGTATCGACGTTGAGGTCGTAGGTGTCCAGCACCGCCGACCCGACCACCGCGATGCAGCCATACTGTTCCGCGTCGCTGCCGCCGCTTCGGCCGAGTCGGTAATATCCCTTGATGGCGTCCGGGTCGGCGGTGACTCCAGCGTCCCAGGAAATTGGGTCGTACCCGCCCCAGGCAGCGGTCCCGTCATAGGAGAACAGGTCGGAATCGCTGAACGGGAGAGTCGATGCGTCGTCGATTACGCCCGAGTCGGTGGTGTCGCCGGGGGTTCCCCCTGACGTATCGTAGTCGAAGGTTGCGGTGGTCTCGTCGCAAACGTGCGGCAGCTGGTCACACTCGCCGTAGAAGTCCGCCGCGCTGGTTGCGGTGCCAGCATACCAGTCATCAATCCAGGTGTTGTTGCCGGTGGAGCCCTGGCCGTAGACGTAGCAGTCATCCGGACCTTGAGCGCTTCCGCTGGTGATAGCCGACGACGTCGTCGCCCACTGGCTGCCGTTGACATAAACGGTGACCGTGTTGCTGGCGCCGGTCCCGGTCTCCCAGTAAACCTCGATATAGTATTCGGTGCTGGTCGAGAGGCTGCTGCTGCTGGTTGCCCGACCGACGGCGATGTAATCGGTGATGACCAGCTGGTTGCTGGTGTTCCGCTGAATCGAGAACTTTGCCTGGGAGAGCCCGGTGTTATAAAACTGGAGGAATATTCGCTGGGCGCTGGTGTCAAACGCGGCGGGGGTCTTAATCCAAAATCCGCAGCAGCCGTCGGCGATAGCCGCGCTTTTGCTGTAGTACATCGGCAGCTGGACGTAGTTGGAGCCGCCCCAGATGTCCAGCTGCGCCGCGTAGCTGCCCGAGTGCTTGGTGCCGGTGACGACCGAATGGCTGCCCGACGTCCCGGTGAGGCCCGTAAAGTCGCCGGTCTCGAAGCCCTCGATATTTCGCAGGGTCAGCGCCATCGTCAGCGTACCAAGTATCTCATCTCAACTACCAACGGCGGGGACAGGGCAGCATCATAGATAGTGCCTGCGCCAACTTCCCACTCCCGGTGGACGAGGTCAGTCGTGTTCGGGTTGCCAGTGCCATCCCAGAAGAAATGCGGCAGACCCGGGTCTGTCGTCTTCGCTGGCTCATCGTCCGGGAGGTCGCGCAGCCGCGTCCGCGTGTCGATGAGGGCCTGGAAGTGCTCGCGAATGTGAGCCTGCCGTTTCGCGTTGTCGCTCGCGCTCGGCGGGAAGTCCGCGAAGTCAAAGTGCCACGGACCAGCAGGGTCGCCAAAGTCTATCTCGACGTAGGTGTCCGTGACAGCAACGCCGCGTAGAGACATCAGGAGATACTCCTACGGCAGGGGTGCAGGTTCTGGTCATCCGCCCGTGCCTCCCGCCGCGGTGGGGAGTTAACCGAAATGTGCATCCTTCTCCATTCCTGCCCACTAGCGTAAGCCCGCCTGAGGTCTGCCGCGCTGTGCGGATTCAGCTCGTCCGGGTGCGCCAGAAGTCCATCAAGAAAGGCTGAGAGGAGGAACATTATACACCTCGCAGCAGCCGCTTCAGGACATTCTTCCAGGGCAGCCTGCATCCTAGGAAATAGGTGAAGTACTTCCAGTAGACAGCCCGAAGAAAGTGTCCCTCCTTCCAGAGAATATCACTAAGCACACAGGCACACTGCCAAGGGCCGACCGAGGTGAGGTCAGACCAGTGCGCGGTCCTGCACAGCTCGTCATGCACCCACCAGGCAGAGGAGTGAATATCAAGCGCCCCTGTCGCTCCGTCGCTGAGCGTTCCCTTCGCAATGTGAACGCGCTTGCCATAGCGCGGAGAGTAATACTCATAGTCCTCGTCGCACTCATAGCGTCCGTCGTTGCGTCTGTGATACTTGATAGTCTTCAATTCTCTGCCCTCTCGTGCAATACATGACCCTCAAGGAGTTTCCGCAGGTGCTCCATTTCCCGCGCATGCCTGTCTCCTTGTTTGTGAACGTCGAGGCGCAGCTCCACAACGGCGTCAGTCAGGCTCCCCAACTGAACACTCAAGAGGCGCTCCGCACTGGCAACGCTTTTCTCCACCTTCAACGTCAGCCACTCCTCTGCCGCCGCGTAAGCAAAGACGCTCATGAAGAACGCCCCCGCAGCGATGGCAGTGTAAAGCCACACTGGGCTTTCCTGCAGTTTGTCTGTCAGCATACCCCAACCTATGGGGACCAACTGCGCCCAGTCGTGTAGCCTATGCAGCGTCGCTTCTGGCATCGCTAGTCAGTCCAGCTGATGGCACCTCATGGTCCAGGTGTCCCGGGCCGTAGGTGAAACCTCCCCGATGGTACACTTCGTGCGAGAGGTCGTGGTCGATGTAGATGTCATATCCTTCCTGCTGAGCCCTCGCGCAGAAGTAGACATCCTCACCGCAGAAGGCCTGAATGTCCGGCACCCACTCCATCATAAAGAGCGGCGGGGACATGGAGCGGAATACCTCCGCCCGAATGAGTGCGACGGCCAGGCCGACGTGCTGCACCTTCTGGAGGCCGTAGCGCTTTCGGCTGTCAATGCGCTCGCCCTTGAGGTCGTGAGCGATGTGCTCGACCGGGAACATGCGGGAGGTGCAATTCACCGCTACGAAATCCTTATCGCGCTGAACGAGCCGAATAATCAGGTCCGCAGGGAATATCATGTCCGCGTCGAGGAAGAGGATGTGAGTGCACTTCTCCCGCAGCGAGCGGGCGACGAGCTCCTGCCGCGAGGCAACGAGCATACTCGAGTCAATGGTGAGGAGGGTGAAACCCTTCCTGGTTATGCTTGGGTCCTTCCACTGCATAAACTTCGACACGGCCATGACGAGCGACTTCGCCATGCCGCTCTTCCATTCTCCGTGCGAGGGCACACAGATGCCCACGTTAATGTATTTCGATTCTTCTCGCTTCACGCCAAGCTCCTCCGTGGTCAAAGCCAGTTGCCTTAATCGCGAGCAGGTATTTCCGCACTGCCTCCTTCGGGAAGGTCAGACCGACATACCCGCCCGGGATAAGCCGCCCCTCCTCCGTCCGCACCCGCACCTCTTGCACAGCCCCGTCGTCCCCGTCCTCCACATACGTCCCAACCTGCAAATATGGGTTCGGGAGCATAACCTTGTACAGCATCGCATCCTCCTGCATCGCATCCTCCTTAAAAAGAGGGAGGGGGCAGACCCCCCTCCCATGAAAAGTGGCGCCCTGGGTGAACGCCACTGGAGGAGATTACTCGAAGGCGATGTAGCGCATCGAACGCAGGTGGTTGAACTCCAACCCGCACTCGGTCAGCCACTGCCCCTTCGTCGAGTCTTCGTCGGGCGCCTGGATATTATCCTTGAAGGAGGTATCCCTGCCCCTCAACGGCCTGTACCGGCAGTTCTGCCCGGACAGGAAGAAGGCACCATTCGTGTACCTCGTGTTGACGTTCATCAGCGGGTGCGTCCGCAACAGGAGCGTTCCCTGCGGCAGGACCCAACGCATCAGCTTCATGCCGTAGACGTCGACCAGACCGTCATAGTTCACGCGAGTCGTGTTGCTGTTGCTGGCGACCATCTTGTTCAGGATATTCAGGAAGCCATTTCCACACAGCCCGATACGCTCGTTGCCGCTGGAGCCGTCCTCGTAGTCGAACATCTGATAGGTCTTGTCGAGGACATCTTCCTCCGTCGCCGTGGAGCTGTTCAGCGTGGCGATGGTCGGCTTGGTCGTCGCGTTGTAGTTCACACCCAGGAAGTGCATCAGCCCCCCGGTGAAACGCTTCGGCTTGTTGTTGCTGCCGGTCGTCTCGTAGGGGTGCCCGAACAGGAAGGCCTGCTCCAACGCCACCGAGTGGTCGAACGACTTGCGCTTCTTGTCGTTCTTGACAGGGTCGCCGGTGCGGGTGTGGGTCTGCTTCGCAGTGTTCGTGATTTCGTACACCGTCTTGAAAATCTGGGTGTAGTTGCTGTACTTCGTCGGGTTCCGACTGGACGCCTCAGGCGAGGCCGTGCCTTCCGCGAACACGCTACCAATCTTCAGCAGGTAGGAATCGTCCGGGATGAGGGCCGCTGTCGTGTCAGCCGCACCACGCGAGACTTCGAACTCCGTCACGGAGTTAATCGCCGTCACCTCGAGGATTTCATAGCTGAAGGTCGTGACCGTAGCCTTCTCGACCAACAGCAAGTCCCCAATAACGAGGTTCTGGGCATCACCGCTGTCGACCGTGATGGTGGTGTAGGATACAGTCGTGACCACACCGTTCACCTGCAGGCGGATGGGATTCAACTCCTCCTCCCACCAGGAGAACTCCGGGTCGTCGGTGCTCTGCGAACGCATCTTGGAAGTCAGCGCGGTCAGCGGGGCCGCTCCGTTGGGGTTACGCCAGAGAATCATCTCGCGGAAGTTCTTCGGGCGCTCGTCGGTACCCCAGTCTCCAGTACCTCTCAATCCTGCAACAGCCATGGTAAGTGCTCCTTAATCCAGGTCTTCTTGCTCCCACTCACGGGCGAGAGCTTCAAAGGGGTTCATGGGTTTAGGAGGAGCCTGTGGAGCGGAAACCCCGCCAGTCCCTGCGGGGCGTGGAGCTTGCTGCTGCTCCACTTCCGGCGTCCCCGCGGAGCCTGAGGTCTCCGGCGCGTCGAAGGGAATCTTGAGCAGAACGTGCGACATGCTCCCGATTTCCTCAATGGCCTGGTCGACCTGTGCTTGCGGGTTGGTCGCTCGATACGCCTGCGTAACGCGCAGGACGTCCCGAGCGTGGGCCTTTAACTTCGGCCACCTCTGGTAGAAACGCCGGATTATTTCCTCGTCCTGCTTCCCCTGCTGAACGGCGCGGTGCACGAGCTGCGGCACCTGTTGCATCACCGTCGCAAAGGACTGCTCGAACGCCTGCAGCTGCGCACGCGCCAGCAGCTGCGGTAGCACCTTCGCCGGTTCATCGAGAAGGGCTGTAGACTCCTCTTCAGAAATAGTGAAATTCTGCGCGATTTGCTGCAGCGCCTGGTTCCGAATCGCCTGAACGTCCGGGACCTGGGGCTGCGGTGCGGTGGTGGGCCGTTGCGCTTCCTTCTGCATCTGGTGCAGGATATAGCGCTTCTGCATCTCCTCCAGCCGCATCTCTTCCGCTGTCGAGGTAGACTGGGCCGGGGCCTGCGTCGGCGCCGATGGCACTTCCTCCACAACCGTGGTTTCGCTCTTCTCAGCTACTTGCGGCTTGGGGGTTGGCTCGGGAGCTTCCGCTACCTCGGGGGTTTCTTCCTCAGACTCGTCGGCGGGCTCGGTCATGACGTCTTCATCATATTGCGCCAGGTCAGCCCAAAATGAAGCCTCGTCGTCTGACGGTGCCGGGGATTCTTCGGGCGCTGGAGCCGCAGCCTTCGCTTGCGTCTGCGCGACCGCTTCGGCCACTGCTTGTACAGTCTGTTCAGCTTCCACTTGTGGCACTGTCTATGTCCTCCTGCAGGTTGTCTAGAATGGTCTGCGGCAGCTTCATAGCGAGGAGAATCCCCCGCCGCTCACCAACAAGCCGCGAGTGCTCAAAGGCGTCCTCGAGACTTTTGATGTCCTGGGCGAGCAACGCGTTCCCGCGCAGGATAGTCTGCTGCTCAAGAATCTCATGAAGTCTGCCCCATCCCGGGGATTTGACCAGGTTCTGGAACTCCTCCAATCCTTCCCTCATCTCCTCCAACGTCGCCGGTCGCTCTTGTTCCTGCAATTCCACCTTGCCCTCCTAGGGGAACCACATTCCCCTGTTGTAGTAACCCGGCCAACTGCTGGTCCGGGACCGCCTGCACTCTAAACCTCTTGATGTTCTTCAGCCCCGCGAGCTGCGCCATCCACTCGAAGATACCGCCGAGGTTGTACTGAGCCCCGAGCTGCGGCACCTTCACGAGCCCGAGGAGAATCTCCTTCCAAAGATTCGCCTGGGCGTAGCGGTCAATCGGGAGCGTCCCGTCAATCGGGACGAAGTCGTAGAAGCCCATGATAGACTCCGGCGTGATGCTCACCATTTCCGGCATCCCAGGCGCTTTCAAGTCTCCCGTAATGCGATATTGCCGTTCCTCTGACATGTACTGCTGCGTGTTCTGCACTAGGACCTGCGCGAGCGGGGCGAAGCCCGACTCACTCCAGAACTCCGCGATGGTCTTGAGTCTGTTGATGCCCATCGTGTTGGAGGAGCGAATCTCCGTCGCCGTCTTCCGCCCGCCCGGATTCACAGCACCCATGACATTATCCGTCACACCGCTAACGCGCTGCATCATCTCAATAATGAGATTGGAGTCGCGCAGATGCCCCTGCGTTACGTCTGCGACGGGGAGCTGCATAATGGCCGAGCGAATGTCCTGGCCAAACATATTCTCCTTGACGCGGATGAGCTTCCCTGCGCCCTTCCTGCGCAGGTCCTTCGAGACTATCCGCGAGGGGTCGTAGACGAACTGGTTGTTCAACGCACTCCGCACGTTGAAGAAGTGAGAGTTGACGAGCCAGCTGAGCGTGTCGTTCAGCGAGGTCATGATGTTGAGCATGGAGCGGGGGTTCGTCGTGTACGGGTCGAACTCATACGACAGGGCGAAGAGGGGAAACTTATTGTGCAGCGCCCCGTACGGCCGAGCCTCGATGACAATCTCCTCATCGACAATCGTGAAGAGCCACTTCTCCGGGACATCTCCGGTGCCAAGCTTCCAGTCCCGCGGGACGAGCTCGACGACCATCTCGATGAGCGGCACGAAGCCCACGTCAGTCAGCTCGGGCACAGCCGGGATAGCCTCGTCATCTGGCAGGTCGGTGTAGAGACTCCCCTCGTCACTCTCCCCCTTCTTCGTGCTGCGCTTAAGCATCTCGCGGACAGCGTCCACGTTGAAATACTGTCCCCGCTCGCGCCCTCGGAGAATCTCGTTGAAGCTGACGTCAGTGTACCGCCCCACGAACTCCCCACGCTGGAGGTTAGCTATGGAGACCCGGGGGTCTGTAATGACGTTGTGCGGCCGGAGGTTGAAGACCCTATTACCCTCATAGCCGATGACGTCGACAACCTCCTTAACACGCTTCGTCTTGCCAGGGACCGGAACGCCAAAGATAACCTCTGGCACCTCCGCGATGCGGGATATGCGCTGCACCTCTACATCCCAGTAGTTCCACACGAAGCCAGCGCCATACTTCGGGGCGTCGTGCAGCCACATGTAGAATGGCGCCTTCATCCCGCCAACCTGCACTTGATAGTCAATCACGGCCTCAAGGGCCTGCACTTGGTCCTCCGCCTCGCCGTGACGCCCAGCGAACTGCAGCATTGGGGCGCGGGAGAGGAAGACGCTCGACCAATATGTGTGCGCCGCAAGGAGGGTGGCGTAGCTGTAAGGGATGAAGAGCGTCGTGTAGTCCTCGCCGGTGCCGCGCTCAGTGTCGCTCGTCCCGGGGTCGCAGTCCCCCGACTGCATCTGGGTGGCGTCAGCTTCCCGAACGAAGGCGTTGTACTGGTCGTCCGCGTCGTTGTAGTCCTGGATACGCGTGTCCCGGTTTTCCTGCCCGAGGTTCACACGGGCCATAATGCCCTCACGCACGAGGCGATGCTTTTCCCCGCCAAAACGCAGCTCTACATTCAAACTCATGGACACGCTCCAAAGTAAGGTTCGTCGGGGATGCTGGCCTCGGCGGCAAGGAGGTTCTCCATGCTTCCGCCGTAGACGCCGCCGTGGGTGTGCGCGAGGTGCAGGGCGTTACCAACAGCCTCGATAACGTCGTCGTGCGCTACGTTAGGATACGCGAGGTACTGCTCGATGAATTCGCTCTGCGACTTGTGGACGTAGAGCTGCCTGTGCTGCACTACAGCCCCGATGTTGTCAATGATGCGGTAGCTCTTCTTCCGCTTGTCGTTCTTGTCCTCGAAAAGCGGAACGTAACGCCGCCGCGTCTGCATAGCCTTCTCGATGAGCCACTTCAGCGTGCGCTGGTACGCTATGCTCTCAACGTGGGCAAGGCGGACGTTCCACCTGTCGGCGAGCTCGAAGAACTTTATCACCGTCCAGTCCGGGTCGTGCCCCCGGTTTACCGCATACTCCGCTAGGAAGTAGCGAGACTCCCCGCGGCGGACATCGTCCCAGCGCGCTATCACTGCCAGACATTCCCAGTCCTTCCCACGCAGGCCCTTGGAGAGCTCGCGGTCGCTGGGCGGGGGTACGGGGTCTATGGCGAGGTAGCACGTCAGGTCCTCCTGCGAGGGCAAGACCTCCCAATACTGCAGGGCCGTGGCGGGGAAGGCTGCGAGCTCACTCGCGATAATCTTACACTCCATCTCCCGCATCCATAGAGGGAGTTTGCCCCTTGCTGCAAACCCTTCCTTCTCCCGGAGGAGCTCATCCCGCGACCACCGCTCGGGCCACTGAGAGCTTCCATCCTCGCGAAAGATGGGGAAGACAGCTGACCGCCACAACGGGTCTTTCCGGCACAAGGAGATGAGGTCCTCAGGGTGCAGCAGGGTCTGGGCGAGACCCATCATAGCGTGGGGTGATTCGCTAGCTGGTGCCAGGGAGTTTTGGAGAGACCCGAAGAAGAAGTCCGCTGTCTTCTCCCGTTGGTCCGGCGTGGCCGTGTTCTCCTCGTCGCACGGGTCGTCCACGAGGATGAAGTCAGGCCGGTAGTCATCGACGTTGATACCGCGGGTGCTGCCAGTGATGCCCAGGGCGATGACCCTGATGGGAACGTCGTCAGCCCCGTGATAGATTTCGATTTCCTCGCTCGTCCACTTCTTGCCCTTCCGCAGGCCGAAGGTGTCAGCCCAGGGACGGTTGTACTCCACCTGGGTCATGAGCCACTCGACGCTCCGGCGGGCCTGGTCCTGACTTTTCCCGACGAAGAGCATCGTGCGGCTGATGGCGTAGGCGATACGCTTCGAGGCGAATAGCCTGAAGATGGAAGTCTTGGCCCCGCCCCTGAAGACCTCGAACGCGCAGTAGCGCGGGGGTATCTCCGGGACGAGCGTGCCGTCTGGGAGGAGGAGCCCCCCGGAGCCCTCAAGGACTGCCCACATGACGCGGTGAAACTCTGGGCTCCTCTGCCGCACAGTCTTCGGGAAGAAGTACTGGCTGTAGAAGAGGGAGTCCTCGGCGGCGAGGGAGACGAGCTCCTCAAGCTCTAGCTCGGCCCCACCCGGGGCGCGTTCCGCGGAGCGCCCTTTACCCGCCCGGGCTACGCCCGGGGAGTTTGCTATGGCTTCCATATGTGGACTCCAAACTCTCCGGGGCGGACGTTGAGCAGGTCGGGTGTCATGGTCACGCGCTGCGGGAAGACCACCGCGGGGTCATACCATTTGACGACCTCACAGGTGGCGTAGCGAAAAAGGGGGCCGAAAGCGGCCTCGAGTACGGGGAGGTAGAGGCGGACGAGCTGCACCCACGCATTTGGGGTGTGCTGGTACTTGACCTCCACGA